CCTCGAAAGAGGGTCCGGTGACAAAGTCCTGTTACCAGGCTAGGTCACGTGTCAGCTTAGTTGCTGTAACGCGTCATCAGAAATGATTGATGTGTCTTAAGCGACGAGGTTTGCACTTGGCTTAGTCCTCCCTAAAGGGCTAGATGATGCATCTAGGAAGATGGATCAAGTAGGCCTCTTGAGCCGAACACCTACCTAACTAGTAGGGGAGTGCCGGTGACAGACCCAGTGCAGGATTACTGCGGGTGAGATTCCCAAATTAATGCCATAGTCACGAGGACTCCGTCCATACTTCCACTGAGAGCTAACGCTCTTGGGATGTAGCATGGTATCGGAGGGGCCTCGATCCCCAGGCAGAAATAGGGACCTGTTCGCAGGTTCCGGGGTCTGTGCAAGGATTGGGGGTCGCCTTCGACAACCATGGAGGTTAACCACCTGGGCTTCATCGCCTGCCTGCGGCCCGTCTCCCCTTACGGGGGGTTGCGGAAACCGAAGGATAGCACCTTTACGGGTGTTGGTTGCTATTTATAACAACTCAACATGACACTGAAATTAGCTTTACAGCTAAAGACAGCGTCTGCTATTTGGCAAAAAGCTGTAAAAAGCTTTTCATCATTGTCGGAACGGCTCATTCGAGCCACTCCGATGATGATTGGTGGACAATCCCGTGGTTGGGTAAAGGCTGTGTTCCATTTCACTAGGTTAGTGATCAGGATCAAGCATCACCAAGGTACTCGGGGGTTGGCGCTTTTCCTAAAAGCCAACATGTTGTTAATTCAACGTGTTGTCTCAGGGAGTAAGTTAGCCGACCCTCGTTTAGCTGGTGTAGCTACATCCGTGACTAACACAGGTGTGCCCAGATGGATACCCGTCTTACATCGTAAGCGGATATCTAGGGGGGATCGCACAGTGATTCGTTTCTACCTGGGGTTGTTAACTCTTTATCGGGTTATCAACTTTAAGGGGAAACTGTCACTGTCCACGATCACGGAGCCAGGTAAGGATATAAGCCTTATATCCGCCCACTTTCGGGAGTTTCTCCCCTTTTTCTTAAAGTGGATACGGGTATTTGGTGTTAAACCTTACCTTGGTGTTCGTGACCGTGAGGACTCTGAGTTCTGGGGTCAACCCGGAGGTCTCAGAGGTGCTATCCGTCTCGTAGACTTCTCTTCCATACGGAAGTGGATGTTTACGTCTGGGCCCAATTCTCGTTTCACTAAGGTGTTAGCGATAGCTAACGGCTGGACGGACATGATCGCGATTCATTCGCGACCATGGCTGTTCGGGCTAATGACTCATTTTCGAGCATTCACTGGAGACAGTGAACTCTCTTGGTTACCTTGGTTCTCTGGAATCGAGGCTACGGCCGAGTCCTGGCGTAAGTTGCGTGTGAAAGCGCAATCTACTCCTGGGGCAAAGCCGTGTCCTGATCCGGATAAACCTTGGGCCGGAGAGGCTCAATTTGATGTCGGCAGCCTTAGTGTCGTCGAGGAGCCTGGGAAGAAACGGATCGTAGCCATGGTAGACATCTGGACGCAATGGATGCTCTATCCGTTGCATGCGTGGATCTTTAACAAGATCTTACGTGTGCTTCCTTGCGATGGGACCTTCGACCAAACGAAGCCTGTAAAGGCTTTGTTGGAGAAGGCTTCTAAAGCAGGGAGGACGCATTTTTGGTCTTACGACCTTAGTGCGGCCACGGACAGGTTACCTATTGCTATCCAGGTGTTGGTCTTGGGAGCATTGTCCCTTGAGTCATTTGCCCAAACATGGGCTGAACTTTTAACTGCTCGTGAGTATCGCACTCCAAAAGAGTACGCTACGACCACGGGAGTCGGCTACGTAAAGTATGCCGTAGGACAGCCTATGGGGGCCTATAGCTCTTGGGCTATGCTTGCCTTGACCCACCATGCTCTGGTCCAGTTCGCTGCTTGGCGAATAGGGCACAGATCTTGG